CCCTTTTAGAGTTACCACCTAGATCTAATGACAAAATTTTCAATTTTATCATTACTGGATGGGTTATTGAGGTCCCAGTGCATCCAAGGGATGTATTGCAAAAATCATCACTTAGACATACCGGGTACAACGTTCGTCTTGACGAAAGACCTTCAGGCATGGGTACGTAATCCATACGTATTGAAAAGTCTGAACGCACAAAACGTTGACCCCAAATTTAAATATTTATTCTTCAGTGGAGAATCAGTAAATGATGCTTTAGAATTCACTGTAGCTTATTTATTGTTAATCTACAATTACTATCCAAAATTCAGATACGTATTCAGCTCTGAGGAACAACTTCAATTATTTAGAATTTTATGTAAAGTTCCAAAGGGTTATGTTATAAAGTACCAGAAGTACGTAACTGCAGAACTTCCAAACTTGTATTTACAGCAGGAAGATCATAACAAAGTACCTCTTGACTTTGAAAAGTATTTCGAAGGAACTTACTTCGGATTTACTGGAAGGGTTAAGAGATTTATCGAAAACCGTCTTTATAGAAAGACAGGTCGTAACCTTAGATTTTGGAATTCATGGTTACAAGGGATAAAAAGAGCCTGCCACGAAGCTGGAGACGACGTACTATATGATAATTATCTTGATCATAAAGATACATTATCTCAAGCCCCTACCGGAACACTTGATGAAAGTGTTAAGGTTTATATGAACAGGGTCTCTGAACTGGTAAATATCGGTAATCCACGTGTCTTTGAAGCCTCAACATCTGCTTCTTATGATAGAAAGCGTGATGAAGGTGGACAAAGAGAGGATGTCCGAGATTGGTTGACCAGTAAATACGGTTCAGCCATCGTAGATGAATTTGTAGATGACGGTCAACGTCATTTACTTTATGGACCTAAAATACCAGACATGAAGGTCTTGGCAAGAGATATCGTCAACGACTTTCTCCTGGATGGACCAGTATATAGACCATTAAAGGTCAAAGTTCATGGTATACTTGAGCCCTTGAAAGTGAGAAAAATCACAAAAGGGGAAGCTGTACCTTACTGGTTCTGTAGATTCGCTCAAAAGGACTTATGGAGCTCGCTCCAAAAGTATCCTCAATTCGCTGCTACAGGAAGACCTATAGAAAGGTTTGATATTTTAAGCTTAATAGATAGGGAAAGGAAGATCAACTCCCTTGTACCTTTGGAATTTGATTCATGGATCAGTGGAGACTACTCCGCTGCTACTGACGGTGTGGATATCCGAGTTACTATGGGTATCTTAGAAAGAATACTTAAGAACACCGGATTAGATGAAAATATGAAGGATATCTTAAGGGCTGTATTAGGTCCACAAAAGATCTATTACCCTAGAATCCAAGGATTACCAAAAATTAAACCATTTGTTCAACAAACGGGGCAATTAATGGGTTCAATCCTTAGTTTCCCAGTGTTATGTTTGATCAACATCATAACATACTGGATGACCCTTGAGCAATATACCGGCCATGTCTTTGATGTAAAAGACTTACCTGTATTAGTCAATGGGGATGATATCCTATTTAGAGCTAACCATGAATTTTATGAATTATGGAAAGTGAACATCAAGAAAGTTGGTTTCACTATGTCAATAGGTAAAAACTATAGACATAAGAACGTCTTTCTTATTAATTCACAGATGTTTTGGTTACACGGGAACCCTTACGGCTCTTTTGATTTAGAAAGAGTTCCGTTTTATAATTTGGGATTACTAACCGGAAAAGCCAAGACTACAGGTCGTGACCCTTTAAAGGCCAAACCATTATGGTCATGGTACCAATCAGTAATGGATGGTGCTATGGATAAATGGGATGCCCATAAAAGATTTATATACTATCACAAGAAGGTTATAGAAGACCTTACTCATGAAGGTAAAAGAAACCTTTTTATGAGTAGATGGTATGGAGGTTTGGGTTTCAAATGGTATCCTGAATTAAAGGACCATGTGAAATTCACAACCTATCAGAAAGGGTTAGCTAAATGGTACGAGTGGAAGTTGAGCCAGGTAGGTAATAAAGGAATACTACCTAAAAGACTCATGGTAAGATTAATCCAAGAGGAAGAATCTTCTGAAGGTACCGCCGAAAACATAAGCTTAAAGCAGTATATGGAAAAGGAGGTAACCAGCCTCAACATGGGTTACTATGATAAATATAAAATTATACCAGTGACCCAGCCACTGAACGAATTTGAATCACTTGAGTTAAAGAGACAGCATAATTTACCGCTCTTAGCAAGGATTCCATCTGATTACGAAAAGAAAGAACTACTTGTTAAACATCCTGGTTTATACAAGTTTAGGAAATATGTTAAAGATTTGATTAAAAGATTTAATCATATTCCTTTGATGAAGGTTGAAGACACACTTAATAAAGAATTTAGAGTTGTGGCTTCATTTGAACCTACTATCAGCTCTTACTTGACAAAAGTAATGGTAGATGGTAGCTCAAGTACCAGACTTGAGACTGATACAGATTCGATTAGATTCGATCCACCTATCAGCCAAACCAGGGATAGATATCTTAAAAAGGAAGAAAAACAAATTCCTATTAAGACCTATCATATGGATGGAACAACAGGCTTCAAAGAACCTAAGAAGTCTGCACAGTTATTACTTGCTCGTATTAGTTCCTTGTAATTGGGTCTTCATTATTAAATGGTCCAAAAC